GGGCCGGTACAGTTTAGGGAGGAAGTTCTGGTATGGGAGTTTATTACAGATCAGTGGGAAGATATCACAGAAAACTGGGAACAAAAGTAAACATGGGAATTAGAAGAGAATACAAGGACGGAGAGCACTTAATTGAGTGTGCCATATGTGGGGAGACTAAGCACAGAAGTGAGATTAAGCTAGGTGCTCGTACACAGTTACCAATGTGTACCTACCATGCGGACGAGAACTATGAATCTTTGGAGGGGGGAGTTCAACCTCCAATACAAAGACCGGCAAACCCTAGCAACGAGCCGGAAGATAAGTTTATAACATTTGAAACCCCAGACGAATAAAGGAATAATTAGATGGCAGCATCAGGAAGCATAAATTACACTCAGGCGGCGGATGACCTAATAGATGATTCTTTACATCTACTAGGCGTGCTTAGCCCTAGCGAAACAATAGACAGCAATTTACAGGCCTTTTGTACTGACATGCTTAATAAGATGATTAAGGGATGGGCAGGTAAAGGCATAGACATGTGGGCCGTAGAAGAAGCAGCATTAATCTTTGATAATGATGTTGTGAAATACGCGTTTGCAGACAAGCAGGGATCTGGCAGTAAGCTAGGTTCTTGTATCCGTACTAGTGGGTTAGTGCAAACTACCTTTAGTGCAGATGAAGCTAGCGGACAAACCGTGTTGTCTGTTACTAGTAGCACTGGCATGGCGGGAAGTGATACGGTCGTTATAGAGCTAGACAGCGGGTCTCGGCATGAGACAACCATCGCGTCTGTCGATAGTTCTACTCAAATCACGGTCAATGACGCGTTACCTTCCGCCGCATCCAGTGGTAATTATATATACGCATACACTGCGTCTGCAGATGAGATAGACCATCCTAGAGAAGTGCTTAATGTACGTTTAGTAAATGAAGATGGTAATGAAATCCCAATGCGTCAGCTTAGTCGCCAAGAATATATGAACTTATCGGATAAGACTACTGAAGGTAGCCCATACTCATATTACTTTGATAAACTAGAAGGGATCACAAATATCTCTTCATCGAACCCTGTACTATATGTCTATACAGAACCAAATAACCTAAGAGAATATTTAAAGTACGATGTTGTTAAAACTATTGATGACATTGATACAGTAGGCTCAGATAACTTCTTCTTTCCAGACGAGTATCTTGAAGCCATAACCTATAACTTAGCTGTACGCTTAGCGCCAGCATTTGGTAAAGAGAATAAACTACCAGTACTTATGCCTATGGCTAAAGAGTACCTAGATGATGCTATTAGAAACGACTCTGAGTCGGCGAGCACTAAGTTCCACCCAGGAGTATACTAATGCCTAGAGTTAAACTACCCATAGTAGGAGGAGACTTAGACACTAATCATGGTAACGTAGACGAGATATCTCTTAACTACTATCCTCGAATAAATGAAGGAAGTGGAGGCAAAGATAAAGGTATTCTGGTTTCTAGGCCAGGCATAGTTGCTCAATCTATTTTTGGGGGCGGTGCCGCAGACTATGTCCCGGGGGACTGGGCCAGTATAGTACAGCTTTTACCTAAGGGTGAAAAAGTATATGCTTTGACAAGGACGGACTCTTCTGGCGGTAATAAGCTAGGTCTTTATGACTTTGAAATAACTTCTAATGGTTTTGAAAGTACCGAGTTGCATAATGGAACTACGATGGACTGTAACGTCAATATAAGGATACCCAAGATAGTAGATGCAGACACTCATCTTTATATTATGGATACGTCAAAGGATGCCTATTTGTGGGACATATCTGGCGCGAGCCTGACTCAGATTACAGATGCAGATTTCCCTACAGCTCTTTTAGATATTGAATATGCCGAGGGTTATTATCTCGCTATACCAGAGAACAGCGATACGTTTTATGTTTCGGCCTTAAATGATGGATCTACATGGGATGCACTAGATTTTGCAACAACCAGTAGAAAGCCCGATAACCTGGCCGGAATAATTAAAGACAGAGGTGAGATCTGGTTTTTTGGTACTCAGTCCGCAGAGGTATGGTATAATGCAGGGGCGGCAGATTTCCCTTTTCGGAGACGACAGGGGGTAGATATTACCGTAGGTCTCGCAGCTCGTAATTCTCTAGTTAAAGTAGACAACAGCATTATGTGGATAGGAAGAGATGAAGGGGGCGGAGTAGGCGTATACCGAGCAGATGGATATACTCCCAAGAAAGTTTCTACAGACGCTATAGATGCAATTTTAGAGGAACGAGGGGACCTTAGTTCCCTTTCTGGGTTTGCTTTTACATACCAAGGACAGAAATTTTACGGGTTTGGGCACCAGCTAAGCTCTTTCAATACTACTAAGGAAAGCTATGCAGCAATCGGCCTAGAAGAACTATTCCATATGTATATATATCACGTCAATAGCGGGGTGTGGACAAGATGGAACCTAGAGGGAGATCAAGGTAGTATTGTGTCAGCAGCCTATTTAAAGGACTCAGAGCTATATGTAGCTTGTTGTGAAAGTGGAAAAATGTTTTATCTAGATCCAGATGTTGACCTAGATGAAACGAGTGATGATATAACTAGAACAAGGACGGTCCCCTACTTCCAAGCAGACAATAACAAGGTAACTATAAATTCCTTGATCTTGGAGTTTTCTTATGATACGTTATTAGCAGGAAGAAATATTAAACTAACTTGTACAAGAGATGGAACTGACGGGGCAGAGCTAACCCGCCCATTACCAGCACCGGGAGATAACCGTACTGGAAAGGTTAGATTCAATATGTTAGGACAGGCCCGGGACTGGCAGTTTAAAATAAGCACCACAGATAGAACTGCTAATGTAGATAGTCCATTTGCTTTCCTAGGGGCTTATATAGACATTACAGTAGATGAGGAATAATAGGCATGGCTAGAATATCTACACCTCCGCACACATCGCCTATGTTAAACTCTTCAGGGAACCTTGACCTAGACTGGCTCAAGTGGTTCTTCGAAATCCAGGAGAATAGCTCTGAGGGCGTCGCTGAGCTCTTTAACAAGGAGATAAGCTCAGATAGCAGTATAGGTATTAAGAATGCTATAACGGCCGACTACGGGGAATATAGGCTGGTTCTCGAGGATGTTTCAGTAGCTACCGACGGTGCATTGTTAAATATACGAGTAAGTGAGGACAATGGGAGTACATATAAGTCAGGTGTATCCGACTATGACTGGGTGAACACCTCTAACGACGGTACCTCAATTACCTCTACAAGTGATGCCGCTGATAGCGAGATCACCTTGATGGAAGATGGTATCGAGAATACATCTGCAGATGGTAGAGTCTGTGGACACATACATTTTTATACGCCAAGCTCTACATCCCACAAGAAAACATTTATGTGGGACTTGACGTATGAGAATACATCCGGGGCATTATGTAGAGTCCACGGATCAGGTAGATATTTAAGTTCAAACGCGATAGACGCGATTCAAATATTAGCCAGCTCAGGTAATCTTGCAGCCGGCAGAATTAAACTATACGGGATAAAATAACATGGCATTAGGAGCATTAGGAGTATCGGCACTAGGAACGGGACTAGGTAGTCTAGCAGGTAGTGCATTAGTAGGTGAGCCTGAGCTGGGCTTTAGGGATACAAAGAAAGTAAGTTCGACCACGCAACTAGACCCTGCACAGTTACAACAAATTTTAGACGATCTTACTTCAGCGGAAGGTACTGCTCGTGGAGATATTAGTGGAGGAGTAGCGAGCGCCATAGGAGTATTGACTGGGGACCCAAATATTAGGCAACGTCAGGACTTACTGGCCCAAGAAACCAATAGATTAAGAAGGAACGAAGGGGCTAGTATTTTACAGCCGGCTTTCTATGAAGAAATTACTAAGCGTTTTAATAGTACTCCTGGAGACCTTATACACATGAGAGATGCCGATCTAAGAAACTTTTTTGATTTCTCAGAAGGTACTCCTAAGATACGAGAAGATATCTATGATATGCTTCCCTCAGGATGGGCAACAAGCGATACTGGTAATTTAAACTTTAAGGCTGGACAGTTTGTAGATATCCTAGAAGGTTTATTACGTCGTCCAGATATACAACAAGCTTATCAGGGCTTTAGAGAAGATACTCAGCAGAGAGGGGAAACAGTAGCAAGACAGGCAGCGCCTGAGCTATTTGCTACACAAGGAGGCACAGATACTACTGACGCATTCCTTCAGGGAAACCAAAACCTTAACCTAGCAGCGCTTAATCGTATGGCTGCTTTGTCAGGACTACCTAACTCTGATGGAGGTGGAGCCTTAAGTTCTGCAGAAATACAGGCACAGATAGGGGCAGCGCCTGAGTTTACTTATGATGGAATAGAAGAAATACTAGCCGGGGACCAGGAGTACCAAGCATTAAAACAAGAGTTTGAAGAGCTTAGGGCAACAGGAGATACTTCTAGCCCACGGATGCAGGAACTAGCGCAACTGTTGACCCAGAAGGCTGAAGCAGCTGAAGCCGAGCTACGGCAGGAATTCGAGAAAGGACCTATGGCAGACTATAATGCTCGCAAGACTGCATACGAAAACAAAGACCCGAGACTGGCAGCATTAGAAGCTACTCCAGGATACAAATTTAGATTTGAGCAAGGGCAGCGTGCGGTAGAGAATCAAATGGCTGCACAAGGCCTTAACAAATCAGGTGCGCTACTAAAGGGGCTTACGGAGTTCGGGCAAGGCTTGGCC